CAGGCCATGGCCTGGGCCAAGACCCGACCCGAGGCGCTATCGGAACGGACCGGCAAACCCGATACGCGCGGCGCTTATGGCTTGTTGGCGCGCGAGGTCATCGGGCTGCTGAAGCACCTGCAGCACGCGCCGGGGAAAACGGTCATCTTTGTCGGCATCCTAGAGAAGGTCGTCGACGACATGAACCGGGTGACGTTCCAGCCGCAGATGGAAGGCGGCAAGATAGCACGAGAACTGCCCGGCATCGTTGACCAGGTGATGACGCTCGGCCTCTTCAGCCCGGAAACCGGCCCGGACGGCGCCATTACGTGGCGCCATGACCCCGAAAAAGGAGAGGTCCGCCGCCTCGTGTGTCGTTCCGGCAATCCCTGGGGCCTGCCTGCCAAGGACCGCTCGGGTCGCCTCGACCTGACAGAGCCCGCCGATCTCGGCGCGCTTCTCACCAAGATCAACCAAACCCAGAAAGGATAATCCCCATGACTTTTGACATGAATGACGTCGCACCGCAGCAATCCGGCGACCTGATCCCCGATGGCACCTTCGCCAAGGTGACCATGTCCATCCGCAAGGGCGGCACGGACGGGATGAGCGAGGTGGATCGCGGGCTGCTGAAACCCTCGAACCAGCCCGGCAGTGACGTGCGGATGGTGGATGCCGAGTTCACCGTGGCTGAGGGCCCGTTTGCACAGCGCAAGTTTTGGCAGAACTTCACGGTCCAAGGTGGCAAGCTCGACGAGCAAGGCCAATCAATCGGCTGGAAAATCTCCAAAAGCCAGTTTCGGGCGATGATCGACAGCGCGCTGGGGCTGAACCCCGAGGATATGAGCGAGGCGGCGAAAGCCAAGCGCATGTTGCGCGGCCTCGCTGATCTTGATGGCATCACGTTTGTGGCCAAGATCCAAATCGAGCCAAACCGTAACCCGGCCTACAAGGACGCCAACAAGCTCGACCATGTGGTCCTGCCCACCGCGCCTGAATGGCAAAAGGTCATGGCAGGCGAGGTGGTCCCGGCGCAGCCCTCGAACCGTCCACGCCCGGCAGCAGTTGCGCCAGCGTCAGCGGCACCTGCCTGGGGGCAATCGCTGCCCGCCAGTACGCCCGCGACGCCAGCATGGTCGGCACCCGCAACCCAACCCGCTGCACAGACAACGCCAGCCCCCGCAGCCACCAACCCAGCCGGTGGCCCGGCATGGCTGAACCCATGAGCCCGGATGAATGGCAGGCGCATGTCACAAGGCAAGCGGCCGTCGCAATGGGGCGTTGGCTGGAAGCGCGGGGGCGGCTTGACCGCCCCATCGCCACCCTCACGCGAAAGGATCTCGAATGCATGGCGTCAAACGCGATCAGCCGCTTCATCGGCCTGGCCTCGCAGCGGCGGACTCAAGGACCCGATCCAGCGGAACGGGAAAAGCTGGACGACCTGCTCATGGGGTGAGCCGCGCCGACCTCGCCCGCCGTGTTCCCTGCGCGCTCTGCGGCAGGGAAGCCAGCGGCTTCGGCTACTGTCACTTGCTGCGATGGGATCGCCATCCCTATCACCGCTTCTGCTCGATGGCCTGCCTCACGGCGGGCTCGGTCAACGCAAAAAGGAACCACGGAATGATCGACAAGACTGACATGGAAACCCGCGCGATCTTTGAGGCGCGCCGAGAATTCGCGGAGGCGCTGACAGAGATGGGGCTGATGGAGGCTTTCTTCGATCGCTCGGCTGAGGACATCGACTGCCTGATCGAGGCCTGCGTCGAGGGCTTTCAGGCCTCGATGCGCCGCCAGTCTGATGCCGGCGCAGTCCCTTTTTGATCGGAGAACGCCATGCTCGACCTCAACCATAATTCTGGGTTTGTCTACGGACGTGCGGCTATGGACCCGCAGCCCCTCGGGGCGCGGATCAATGCCTATATCGATAAGGCCCTTGTTACGGAGCGTGATAGCCAACGCCCGCGCGACTATCTTGGAGCCAGCCGCATTGGCGAAGCCTGTGCGCGCCGGCTCGTCTATGAATTCACCAAGACGCCGGTGGATCCGGGGAAAGAGTTTGAAGGCCGCATCCTGCGCATCTTCGAGGCGGGCCATGTCTTTGAGGATCTGGCCATCCGCTGGCTGCGTGCGGCGGGGTTTGATCTGCGTACTGAAAAGCGCGATGGCGGGCAGTTCGGCTTCGAGACCGCAGGTGGCCGCATCCGTGGTCATGTCGATGGCGTCATCGTTGGCGGCCCCAATCTTGAAATTCCATGGCCGGTGCTTTGGGAGCACAAGGCGCTGAAGGCGTCGAGCTGGAATGACACGGTCAAGAAGGGTGTGCAGGTATCCAAGCCGGTCTATTACGGCCAGTTGCAGATCTACATGGCCTATATGGAGCTTGAGGCCGCGCTGTTCACCGCACTGAACAAGGACACCTGCGAGCTTTACCACGAGCACGTGCCGTTTGACGCAAGCGCCGCGCAGGCGCTGTCGGATAAGGCGGTCGACGTGTTGCGCGCCGCGGATACCGGCGATCTGCTGCCGCGCATAGCTGCCCACGCCGATTTCTTCCTTTGCCGGTTCTGCCCCTTCGCAGCGCGCTGCTGGTCGGAGGTGCGGTGATGAGCATTATTATCTCAGAGGCGCAATCGAAGGCTATCGCGGTCATCAGGGACTGGTATCTGAACCGCCGACACCAGCAGCAGATCCTGCGCGTTTTCGGGTACGCAGGTACGGGAAAAACCACAATCACGAACTTGGCCATGCAGGCCCTCGGCCTTGAGCCCATGACGCCGGGCGGTCTGGGTGGCGTGCTCTTTGCCGCCTTCACCGGCAAGGCAGTTTTGGTCATGACGCGCAATGGCACATATGCGCAGACCATTCACAGCCTGATTTATCGCAATTCCGATGCATCGCCCGAAGAGATTGCACGGGTGACCGAGGAACTGGCAGCGCTTGAACGTGACCTGACCCGGATGGGGCTGAGCGAGCGGGCCTTTGCCCAAGCGCAGATTGCGCAGTTGAAACTCCGGCTTGACCACATTCACGAGCCGCAATTCGTGCTGAACCCGCAATCTGACCTGCGCGATGCTGATCTTCTTGTCCTGGACGAAGTGTCGATGGTGGGCATTCAGATGGCCGAAGACCTTCTGGCCTTTGGCAAGCCGATCCTCGTGCTGGGGGATCCAGGGCAATTGCCCCCTGTCAACGGTGAGGGGTTCTTCGTCAAAGGTGAGCCAGATGTGATGCTGACGGAAATTCACCGCCAGGCCGCGGATAGCCCCATTCTGAGGCTGGCAACTATGGCACGCCGTGGTGAGCCCATTCCCTTTGGCGCCTTCGATGACGATGTCTGGAAAATGTCGCGCCATGACGTAGCACCGGCGCAGCTGCTGCGCGGTGGTCAGGTGATCTGCGGCAAGAATGCAACGCGGCGCAGGCTCAACACAGCCATGAAATCTGCTGCCGGCTTTTCCGCCGATTATCCTGCAGGTGCCGGCGAAAAGATCATCTGCCTGCGCAATCGCCACGATCTGGGTCTGATCAACGGCATGTTCCTGACGCTCAGCGCAGTGCGACCACATCCACATAATCCGCGTGCATTTCGCGCCGTGATCCAGACCGAAGACGGCGTTGCAATTGCCGGTGAGCAGGATTTTTGGCGCGGTGAATACGATGACCACGTCGTCTTCGACCCAAACCGCAACCGCCATGAATGGGCAACGCGCCGTGGTCTCATCGAGAGCAGCTGGGGCTACGCGATCACCTGTCACAAGGCGCAGGGAAGCCAGTACCCCACCGTGGTCGTTGTGGATGACGGCTTTGGTCACTGCGCCGAGGTGCGCAACCAGTGGCTCTACACAGCTATCACCCGGGCCGAGCGCGGCCTCCTGATCCTTGCCTGAAGGAGTCCACACATGACAGCCACCGTGATTGATTTCAACGATGCCATGCCCTCGCGGCCCCAAGCTGATCGCTATGATCTGGACCTGATCGTCCAGCGTCTGCGCGAGACGGCCGAGTACTGGGTGCCGCGGCTGTTCCCGAACGGCAAGCGCGTCGGTGATGAATGGCGGCTGGCCAATATCCGCGGCGACGCACCGCGCAATACCGGCTCCTGCGTCATCACCCTGCGCGGACCGCATGCCGGGGACTGGATCGACTTCGATGGTAATGAAGGCGGCGGGCCAATCAGTGCCATTGAGGCAGCAACGGGGCTCGCCGGGCGTGAACTGATCGTCGAGGCGGCCGAAATGACCGGCGTGTCCTCCGGTGCCCCGATGCGCCAGGCGCCGCCCACCAAACCCGCGCCAAAGCGCGATGCCACGCAGGATATCGCGCATATCCTCTCAAAAGCCGTGCCGATCAAAGACACGCCCGCCGCTATGTATCTCGCTGGCCGCGCTCTGGCCGTGCCCGATGAGACGGACCTTCTGTTTCATGCCGATCTTACGCACTGGGAAACAAAGAGCGGATATGCCGCACTTCTTGGGCAAGTCCGCGATCGCAGCGGTGATGTGATCGGATTGCACCGCACTTACCTCGTTCAGAACGCGAACGAGGTCCACAAGGCGGACGTATCCAAGCCGAAAATGATGATGGGGCGCATCGCAGGCGGGGCCGTGCGGCTCTCACCGCTCGGAACCGGCAACCGGCTGGCGCTGTCGGAGGGCATCGAGACCGGGCTCGCCGTGATGACCGCCTGTCCAGACCTGCCGGTCTGGGCAACTCTATCCACCTCCGGGCTTGAACAGATCGATCTGCCGCCAGCCGCGCAGCGGGTGCTGATCCTCGCCGATCATGAT